GTTTACGTAGGTAGTAACGCATGGTAGATATTCCACTATTAATTTGCATACTGCCACCATTCCTAGAACCTATAGAAATAAATTCGTCAGTAAGCAAAAATATCTTAGACCCTTGAGATATTGTTCCTGAATTCATTGACATCAATATCCCATCGTTTCCGTATGAAACACACGCCATATTTTTTCTATCTAAAAAAGCACTATTTGTTGTTTCAATTGTTGCCGTTGCTCCTAAGTCATCTGTATATCTAAGCCGCTCATTAACAAATAGATATAAAAAGCTTTGTGATCCACCAGCCCCAACAATAACTTTTATTGCTGATGTATCTATTGCAGAAAAACCACAAAGAAAAGATCCTATACCTGCATTTATTAAGCAGTCAACTTTGTTTATTTTGGCAAAGTCCTTATCCCTAGTTGCTGATGCAGATGTGGTAACAATCCTAGAAGTATAAAAACTACCAGCCTCTAACTGCCATTCAGTTACAGATCCAGTGACAGTTACCGTTAAATTGCCCGCGCTAGGTGTAAATGTCAGTGAAACAAGGTTATTTATGCCAGTACCAACCAATGATCCAATGCTGGCTCCTGATAATGCAACTGATCCAGTTCCCTTAAATGACAATGTATGCGCGGTAGAAGTTACTGTTCTAGTTTGTGTTACACCAACATCAGACGGGAAAACAAGATTAGTCCTACCCTCTTCAATTAATAGCTCTTTATAGCCATATGACCAGCGATAGCGCGGCTCATTGACAGCAGCCTGTGTGAATGTACCTTGTGTTATCTCAGTGGTCCCGCTGCTAGCTCGCGTAAATATAGCCTTTTCATGCAAGACACCATCTTTAACGATATCAATGTATTCAACAGTCGGCCATTCTTGATTAATCGTCACATCCAGCAAGCTGGCATACGTTTTCCAATCTGGCAGTGTGACAATATAATCGCCGTTATCTAGGTAGGACTGAGGAACAACCAATTTACGCGCCATGATTGTGGCGTTGTATGTAAATGATGTTTGACTATCTTGTTTTGTATCTAAGAAACTAGTAGATAAAAACCGACAGGTATGATCTACAAGGCCGAATTCTGTCTTGATGGGTAGAATAAATTCATTTAGTCCATTGTCTAGGTACTGAGATAATTTAACCCATAACTGAAAACGCTGTGCATCATCTTCATTAAAACGAAATGTAACATCCCAAAAAACAGGCATATCTGAGCCTATTTTTTGAGTGTAAGAAGGCCCGCGCCTTGGGTTTGATTCAGTAAATTGTGCGGGCTGATTGCGTGATTTACCAGCAAATAAGAACGTAGGCAAACCAACTGGATAAGCGATTATTGTCATAGTTTACTCTGTGTATTTGAACCGGCCTTTAAGCCATCCCATGCGGGGCCAGTGTTTGATCTAAGCCCATCACCAACGGCCTGCACTGCTTGACGTACTGCTATCTCGATCATTTTACCATCTGGGGAAGTAGTCGTTTGAATATCCGCGCCGGTATAGTTGCTAACGTTGATTGTAACACCACCACCACCGCCAATATCATTTGCCGGTGTAACACTTCCATTTGCAGTTGCCATCATGTATTGGTTGCCGTTACTTGCAGTGTACATCTCAGGTGCACCGCCTTCATTGACTCGATACATAGAACCAGCATAAGCAGCGCCGCCATAACGACGTGCACCGGCAATTGGCGCAGCAGAAATAGAGGCCGCGCCTAAACTAGCAGCAGTAGCGCCAGCAGCAGCAGCAGCAGCAGGAGCAAGAGCTGGACCAACCAATGGTATAGCAGCAGTAGCAGCAAAAGCATTCATTGCCGCCATACTTGTCATCATTGCGACCTGACCTGATGCCGCTGCTGTCAATGCCGCCGCTCCAACTGCCTTGCGCGATGTGTCGACTGTATCTTGAATGATTGAATTTTTTACATATTGAACGCCCATCTGTACAAGCGCACCTACTGCCTCGGTTAGGATAGATGAAGCAAGGCCACGCATAGCCTTTTGAGCGTTCATAGTGCCAGTTAAAAGCCCCTCAATAGCTGATGCTGACGCAGAACCAAACGCATCCAGAGCGTCCAGAGTAAATTGGTTGATCTCGCTTTGCTTTCCCCACGTTTGAATAGCTAGCTCTTGCTTTGCAATATTATAATCAGTTTCTATTTGTAATTTTGTTGCTGTTGCTTCTGCTGATGCATTAACACCAGCAGCGGCCATCTCTGTCTCATACTGAGTTACAATTTCAAGCTTTGCTTTATACTCATCCTCAAGAGCTGTTACCGGATCAAGCCCGCGAAACTTTGTAGTTACATCAATTGTTTTATTCCGCGCCTCAAGATTGGCCGCCTGTACGCTCTCCTGAATGGCAACCTCTTTATCTGATTCAGATTCAAGAAATGCAACACGATCTTGCGCGTATTTTTGAGCAACAAGAAACTTTGCTTCCTCGTATTGCTCAGTATTCTTAAACTTAAGCTTGTTTATTTTGTCCAGCTCGTCAAGCTCTTGCGCATCAATCTTAGCCAAGCCAGTAGCAGCCGCTGAACGAAGGCGTAGCAGCTCTTGGTAGCCTTTCTCTTGCTGCATTGCTAGTTTCTTAGCCTCAGCTTCTGCTGTTTTATCTGGCCCTTTTTCTACCTTTCCGCCTTTACCGTATTGTGCCAGACGATCAGTAGTGTTTTGTGGTTTGGCTTCTTCTTCTCTAATACGTTTAGCAGTGGCTAGCATCTTATCGCCCCAGCTTTCTTTTGCTGCTAGAGTCTTAGCATCAGCAGCATCTAATTCAGCACGTCTAGCCGCTGCTGCTGATTTCATCTCGTCACCAATAGCAATTGCACCAGTCAAATCGCCTCGAGCCAATGCCGCTACTTGTGCGCCAATGCCGCCTATTTCTGAACCTATACCCTGAAAAACAAAAGCTACATTGCGGCCTAAAACGCTGACTGTTTCCCATACAAGTTGTATTAAATCGGCAAATCCAGCTAATGATTCCATAGTCTGTGCAGACCACTTAGCAATGTTGTTATTACGTTTTAGTGCCTCAGATTCTTTATCTAAACCAACCACTGACTGAGTTGTTTCATTTTCAATTGTTTGTTGTAAATTACCTAAAACATTGATAGCAACGCGAACCATACCAGAGATTTCATCTCCAATTCCAGACTGAGAAATAGTTAGGAACAACATTCCCCATGTATCAGCCAGATTAGAAATAGCGCCATCAAGCGTAGCTGCGCGTTGCTCCATTGCACCAGCAAACTTGTTTTCTCCTAACTTTGTTAGATATTCTTCAATTTCTTTAGCATTATTACCCACGGTTGTCTTTACATTCTGGAATGTGAAAGAAACCTTATCTCCTTCAGCTTTTGATTTAATACCGAATTCTTTTAGTCTTTCAAACTCACCAGTAGCCGCATCTGCTACCGCTTCAACCATCTGTCCTAGATCTTTACCCATAGCAGACGCAGTGTTGCCATAACTGGTTAAGGCTCGTTCAGATGGTGTTAATCCCAAGTTTACAAGTTGGTTAAAAGCCTTTGTTACTTGCTGCAAGTCATAGGGTGTAGTTGCAGCAAAATCCTGCAAAACCTTAAAAGCTTTTGCTGCCTCTAATGTAGAACCAGTGGCAGTGACAAGACCAGCATTGATAATGTCAAATTGGCGCTGAACAGTTACTACTTCTTTAATAAAAGCAGTTAATGCGGCTGTAGCAAATGCAGCAGATATTAAACCAGCCATCGGTTTCACAGCCGATTCTATTTTGCTGAAATTACTTGATACATTATTTATAGTAGAATTTATCTTTTTTTCACCATCAAGCATTTTTGACAGTTCAAACTTTACATCATACTCAATCCCACCAACATTCTCGCTCATAGACCAGCCTTTTCTCGTTTAGCCATAAGCTCAGCTTTGGCTTTCTTATATTGATCTTCAGTCATATCGACTTTGTTTTTAGCTGGGAATTTCATCTCAATTTGTCGCTGAAATTGCGTCATAGTCAATTGCCAAGCATCAGCAGCGCTAATGCCAAGGTGAACCATTGCAGCGTCTACAAACTCGCTAGCGTCGAATGAATCGCTATACTTACCTTCTGATGACTTACCAGTAGGCTTAGCCCTACCAGCAATGCCATCAGTCATAAGTGACCGGGCTAGAATTATTAGGTCTGCATCTGGAATACTGCCATCAATACGCAGATCAAATGTTGAGCTGTCTTTGTTGCCATCTATCCACCCCACAAGCATATCATCATAAATATCATGCTCGCAGCAACTATGCATAACGCGCATGGCAGCAATTAATCCCATGTGCTTACTATGTAGCCAGTGGAAATACTGAACAATCTCTTTGGGATTGCCAATTTTAGAGATATTTTTAAAAGATGGATTGAATATAAAATAGTTACCTTCCGCGTCTGTCACGCCTATCTGCCCGATCTCTGTAAGTGCTTCCATGCTCGCCCCTAAATATCTTGTATTATAGCACCAAATTAAAAAAGCCCCCTATCTAGGGGGCTTACCGGTACATTTTATTTTAACCTAAATCAATCAGCCGAACCTTCGCTCCAGCCGCACCAGTAAGTGTAACCACACCTTGGCAATATGCTGAAATAGTTGAGAGGGTGATTAATTTACTACCAGTAGTAGCTGGAACTACGATTGTTTTACCAGCAGCAACGTTAATTGCACCGATACCTGCAACGCTCACTGTCGTACCACCATCACCGTCAATAAGCAACGTTAATGCGCCTGCTGTGGTATTTGTTACCAATAAAATCTGAACTTTTGCAGAGTTAAAAGTGATCGTATCTGATGCAGTCAGTGTTGTTTCTGGTGCATCAATAAAATCATTCAAATTGCTTGCTGAAATAGCTGTAATAGCGGCCATGATTATTCCTTATAGTAATTGTACGGTAACTTGACCATTAGACTCTGCGCTCATAGACCATGTGCAAGCGCCATCATATGGCATTTCTTCTGACCATTCTGTAACGATAAATGGGCCAGTACGCACTTTGTTTGCATTAGAAATACGCAACCAAACTTTAGCGGCATTTGCTTTAATAGCTGGAACAGTACAAACATTTGAAGAGAATTCATCTTGATTATATGAATCCTCTGTGTATGTAACGCCATCACCAGAGAATGAAACAGATTTAAACGATACTAAGCTTGTCTTAGTAAAGTCTGGTGATTTATCTGCCGTAGTGTCAATCGTTTCCCATTTGTCAGATAGCGACTTAGACCGCATCATGCCTAGAGACTTCCACACCAAACTATTAACCAGTGCTGTTTCAGGGGCAATTGCGAATTCGATAAGCGTATCGCGCCCTACCATTGCTGTCATATTTACTTCCTTTTTTAGCTGTAAAGCATCTCAATTGACAGTTCAAATACAGGCCGCTTGTCATCTGTCTGGAAGAATACCGGCTCGCTTGACTGCATGTTAAAAGTACGCCCTGAGCTATGAACATTAGAGCGCATAGCTTCTATTATAGCATTGGCTTTACTAAGTAAAGCAAATCTTGATGAGTTTACTTCACCAACCAAAATAATACTGTGATATGGATAGCGAATTACTTCTGCATTACCACCGTTCTGTGGCCTAATGACTAAGTACTTATCATTCGGTTTATCTGCTTCATACATTCCGAATTGAACGCGAAAACCAGTAGATAAGCCGGTTGAATCAAGATAGTTCTTAAGATCTTCTGATGGTGTCATAAATAATCCAAGAGGATCATACAGCAAGATCCTTCTTTACAATTGCGTCAATAAGTGGCTTTGCTTCTTCAAAACCAAGCCTTAAGAATTCTTTCTTAGCATTGGCACGTCTAAACTTTTGCTTTATGTTTGGATCATGCACATATTTTGCATAACTTGCAGTGTATCCATAAATACCTTTTATCATTCCTTTACTGCTTTCTACTTTACGATAAGCAGAATTCAACAAAGTAGACGTATCAACAGGCGTAAATAAACTAGCATGGCTACCACCTAAAATAAGGATCTTCTGCATTGTCCCTATCATTTTTCTTTCTTGATTACTGATAAAACTATCTAGGTTATTTGTTATTTTAGCTGCCATCACGTTACCAGTATGTAGTCATCAGATATATTCTCAAATACATCTTGGTCGCGCAGTACAGCCTTAATCTCTGACGAATCAACAAGCAGCGGATTGTATATTGATGTGAATTCACCAACAGCTATATAGTCACCCTGCCCAGCTAGGCTATATTCAGTCCAAAATTTCATGGTAGACACAAATTCTTGACCGTTAGCCATAGTCATACGTTCATTCTTTACGGCGTAACTCACAGCAATAACCAGCGGCTGAGAGAATGTTTTAACATGCGTCCAATCATCCGTACCAGTACAGCGCCAAATGGTAGCTTTGCCAGTATTTGCCCACGATGCGACTGATGACATATTAAACAGCCTTCAAGAATAGATTGCGTTCAACAGTGCGCCTACGTGTTAGGCCAGATAAAACTTTCCCTCCAGCTTTATCCCACCGTAGGAACTGATTAGCAGCGGCTTGATAGTTTCCAGCATTTAGGTATTTTAGCAGCGTAGAGCCTTTTAACGCGCCTAAACCAAGGTTATATGCAAAGCTGGTAAGCGCTTCTAATTGATTGTTATTTATTGGTACGGTAACGAGCTTTTTTACGCCTGTTTTAAATGCGCCCATATCTTTTTTATAGCGCTCGTCCGCTTCTGCTTGTGTCCAAGTAACGCCTTTTGATACGCCAATCCCAGTGCTACCCCAGCCAATAGTCCATACCCCAGCAGGGCATAGATAGGCGGTAAGTTTACATCCTTCAAATTGCTGGATTAAATCCATTAAGAACAACCCCCATCTACAACCATGAAAAATGCATTTTTTGTTGCTGAATTACCCACAATAGCAGTAGTGCAACCGCTTGTATCTAGTTCCTTCAACTTAACCCGCATCGCATCTACTCCTTTCTTGCCATATTCAAATGATCGGCTTGCGCCATTAGGTGCGCCTTGCGACTTTAATTTGCGCGGATCTGCACCGCTGGCAATGATCGCACAAGCATAAAGCTGGATAAACAGCATTTGTGATGCCGTATACCCAGCACCAGTCAGGCAAGGCTGAACGCTTGCAACGCTATCAATTGCAGCTTGCAGGATAAAATCAGGGATAGAAACCCCGTAGGATGAGTCTAAAAACTGCTTTAATTGATCTAGCGTTACCATGCGACCCCCATAATTGCAAACATTATAGCATAAAAAAACCCAGCGCTAGGGCTGGGTTTGTTTAATTCATAAGCACTACTACTATGGGTACATCAATCGTCGGCAACTCAATAACATCTTGAACAATCAGCATTCCCATAAAAGATAATACAACCATCACAGAGCAAATAAACATTACTGTTGTGCTTTTCATTACCATTTCCCCACAAAGTTAATCGTGTTACGTGTCGCATAGATCACGCCATTACCAACTGATACACCCAATGCAGAGCCTAAAGCATCAGCAGCTAAATCTTTGTAACTAAATCCGCTGCCTGCCGTTGCTACTTCGTCGCGGATCTCTTTTGCAAGGCCAACAGCTAACACAGCAGCCATCGAGTATAAGACTGGATGCTCTGAATCTTTAAAAGCTACCGATGCAGCTACGCCCATTAACGCGCTACCAGCAAAGTGCTGCTTCTTGTCTTCTCCTGTCCATTCATCAGCATGAGCAAGACCGGATATAAGTAGTAGAGAGATGATTAAACGATTACACATTGTGTAACTCCTTCGATTGTTAGAGCGTTGATCATATCTACTACCTGCAATGTTTCATTGTGATAAGTTCCCATGAGTTCGCCTGTTTTTATGCTGTATATGTAAAGTGTTTTCATCTTACTTGCTCCGTTTCGTTATTGATGTAGTCATCTTAGTATCACGTATAAATTTATGCAAGATTTATTTTTAGTGCTTGCACTCTATAAATTCATAACGTATAGTTTGATACATCAACAACCACTTTGGAGTCATGCCTGTATGATTAACCCCTTCATGTTACTAGCAGCAAAAACAAAGCTAACGCCAGAAGAAGTTACAGATATTGCTCTACCCAACTTAATCTGGCTTGATCTTCTAAAAGAAAACAAGGCGGATGATGCTATATGTGGACAGATAACACGTAATCTTGTTATAACGCAGATCATTGCAGCAGATAAGCAAAGCCGCGCTTTATATGATATGTCATGTATTGGTATTAAAGCTTTTATGTCAGCAATGATTCGTAAAGATGAACGCAACATGCCATTTATGGAGTTATCAACACCAGAACTAAAGGCAGTGAAGAAAGTATTATTAAGTTATGGCCGTATCTTGCCGCAACTAGACTTAGGAAGTATCAACGGGGCCACTTATCGGTGGCTTGAAATTAAGCATGTTTTTGGAGGAAGGGATGATGAATAAATCAAACAAGCCTAGCTGGGATGATGCGCCGGCAGGGGCTAGGATTCTTGTTCAATCTGAGACTGGTAATTTTAACTTTGGAAGTTTTAATAATGCTTACGTTGTAGACGATGAAGGGTGGACTGGGACTGGTAAAGGGCAGTGGTTTACCACAATTCATGGATTCTCAAACCCAGACTGGCGCAACACACTAGAGTACCGGCCAACTGTAAAGGAATCCTTGACAGTTGACACAAAAATCAACCACGTAACAACAACTAATTTAAGTGAGGAGTTGGATAGTATGAGTATTAACAAATACAACAAGCAATGCAAAGGCATCACAATCGACGTATACGACGTTTTAAAAGCTTTTGATGTAACTTGTCCAGCAATGCAGCACTCTATCAAGAAATGCCTTATGGCTGGTAAGCGTGGTGCTAAGGATGCGGCGCAAGATATGAATGAAGCCATCCAGTCTATTGAGCGAAGTAAGGAATTGTTAGATCAATAAAACAAAACCCACCTAAGCAGTGGGGTTTTTTATTAACTAGCCGTATAACAAGTCGCCCACAGCTCTTGGGAAATACGCACAGCATTAGCCGCACGTTCTGTGCCTTGCGTATGCATGGCTCTGTTATATTGGCGCTGGAATACAACAAACTTTTCTTCACTTGTCACAAATACAGCAGCAATACCAAATGATGCTACATCGTCATTGACAAGATTCATCAGCGCATCACGCAGTTTAAAGTCCATAGGATTCTCCATATAAAAACGTATGATAGCACAATAATTACTTGGCAATTTTTAGGTTATCGATCAACCCGCTAAGAGTACCGCAGCGGTACTTTGCCATCTGATAAATATCGTGATAATCCATCTCCGCCTTTATGCCGTCTTGGATAGCTATCTTAATCATCATTTCAACCGTTGCCATGATTGAAAGCTGTCTAGCGTCCATGCTGTCGCGCTCACCAGCTTTTACACCGCAGATATTGTTTGCCAACTTGCTGTATGCAATGTAAAGCTTGCTTGCGTTCTGACTGCCCGCTGCCTCTGCATAATCCTTTAGCTCTTTGATTGCATCTGTTTCTTCTAGCCTTACTTTCTTTCCGCTTAGGCGTGCTAAGTCGCGTGTGGCTAGTTGTTTGCGTGCGCTAGAGAATGACTTTACCAGCGCCAGCTTGCATGCAACCACGCGGGCATTGTTTCGCATAAGGGTAAGCAGGAAAAAACACTGATCTTCATTTAGCAAAGCATAACGGATTGTTGCATAACCGCCTTGAGGTCGCTCCAAACCACCTTCCGTTTGAAACGGAAGGTGTCCTAGCTGCCTTAATTCATCTGAATACTTATCGATACTTTCAAGAATTGTTCTGTGGCGGTGATCTAGGAAAGGCGCAAGCAGGCGGGAGTCAGTGCGAAGTTCTTTATGAATCTGAGAGATGATAATTTCATTCATGATTAATACTCGTTGCAGCCACAATTTGGCATTTAGCATTATACAATAAAAAACCCCGCATCACGCGGGGTTAGTGGGCTGCCTATTATTTATGCCACTTATTGTGTGGCTAAAGATTAGATCACCGCCTTATGAGTTGCTGTGACTTAAAGATATACCTAAATATTTACTTGCACAAGCTTTATTAATATTGTATAGTTTTGTACATACACACTCTTATGAGCATCAATCATGCACCCAAAAATGATTTTTAAGCCTTGCGTAAAGTGCAACGGAGAAATGAAAATAAGTTACTTTAAAAATAACGTGCGATGCACAAAATGTGTGAGTTGCAGCGACTCTGTGAGAACAAATGTTTTGACTGGGGAAGTAATTGGCGGACAGCGTAGAAAAATGCCTGCTTGCCCTATATGCGGTGCTAAAGGCGTGTCTCATCGTGACTTAGGAAAAAAAAGATATATGCATTGTAAAGGAGAAGTACCCCATGATTTTGTAGTATGGAAAGAAACACTAGAGATAGTTACAAATCATAAGCCACGAGCAAAGAATGGAGAAGCGCAACCAAGAGTAAGGCCGTCTAGAGCCAAACATCCACCGCGTATTCCTAAGCCAAGCAAACCTACAAATACCAATGCAAGCAAAACGAAGCGCGAAGAATCAGTAAAAATATTTACTGAGATGAAAACTTGTTCAAAATGCAATGAGTCAAAGCCTGTAGTTCATTTTAGGCATTACAAAACAGGTCTATACCCACAATGCAAGCACTGCGAGAATTTAAAGGCTAGTCAGAAGACCGCTGTAATTGATCACGCCAGACTAAGGATAGAAGCGCGCCGTGATTTGATGGTGGACATTGATCCGTTGTTTGGGTGAAACAATAAAAAAATATTAATTATCTATTGTCATAGCAACATATGCATGATATAGTGATATTTTACTCTTTAAATCATAAAAAATGGCTAATTACATTATGGAAGTAGATATTCTAGGGAACGGAATTAGAGCAGAGACCGACGGGCATATGGTTTCTTTAACGGATATTGCCAGAGCTGGATCGTTGTATCGGCTTACTAATGGCATGGCAACGTATCAACTTTCTAGTTTTTTAAACAGCAATCTTGTTGCAGATTACATTAAAGCCGCGTCTGACGTTTGGGACTTGCCAGAGTCTTCTTTCATTGTCCAAAGTGGAAGAGGCGCAAAGGCCAGAACAATGGCCCACATTAGTATCGGCATTCTTCTTGCTGAACAAATAAGCCCACATTTTCACGCTACAGTTCACAAGGTATTTATTGAAGGTAAATTATTGGAATTCAGAGATTTAGGAGGGACTGAGTTTAAAGAGCTTAATTTAGCAATTGATTCTTACCTGCCAGAGCGAGAATTAAAGGAGTCAAACAAAGGTATTTTTATTAGTGTTGCCAAATTGCTTCGTGCAAAAATACTGGGAGAAGGCGAAGACTGGCAAAACGCTACTGTTTCTCAGACACACAAGCGCTATGACTATGAGAAACAATTAAGCCAAATGCTAAGGCTTGGCGTTATTAAAAACTACGATCACCTAAAAGAGTTAATCTGTAAACTGTAACAAAACTTTTTTACTTATTTAACACAAAGTACTTATCACAATGTTTATTATTTTACTAATACTTTCTTTAATTTTAATAGCTTATGTTGTCTATCCTCTATATATCGACTACCAAAAAGAAACAATGCTTCAAATAAAGGAGGAAG